TCAAGGCCGCCGTGCTGCTGACCGTGGGGCACCTGTACGCCAATCGTGAGGACGCCGTGGTGGGCGCTTCGGTTGCGGCGCTGCCCAACGGCGCGGATTATTTGCTGCAGCCGTTCAAGGTGTACGCCTGATGCAAGCCGGACGCCTGAACCGCCGCTGCACATTGCAGGCCCTCGGCACGACGCAGGACGAGCTAGGCCAGCCCATCCCCGGATGGACGGATGTGGCGACGGTGTGGGCCGACATTCGCATGAAATCGGGCCTGGAAAGCATCAAGGCGGGCGCCCCGGTATCTGTGGTGCAGGCATCCATTCGCGTGCGCTACAGGGCTGGAATCACGGCTGGAATGCGGATTGTTCACAACCTGCAGGCGTACAACATCGTTGCCGTGCTGCCGGATGTGGGCGGGCGGGAATATGTTGATCTCATTGCTGAGGTGGTCTCATGATCACGGTTGACTTCGACTTCTCCAAGCTCGCGGCGAAGCTGGACAACATCACACAGGCCGCAGAAAAGGCCGCGCGCCCTGCAGCGCAGGATGGCGCACAGGTGTTCTATGACGAAGTGAAACAGCGCGTTCCGGTGTCTGCAAAGCCGCACAAGAGCGGCAAGAAAACCTACAACCCAGGCACGCTGCGCAAGGCGATCTATCAAGCCTTTGCCGACAAGGAAAGCGGCGACGGAAAGGCCATGTACCGCGTGAGCTGGAACAAGACGCACGCTTTTTATGGGCGCTTTGTGGAGTTCGGCACATCCAAGATGGCGGCCCAGCCATTCCTGCGCCCGGCCTACGACGCGGCCATCGCCAAGGCGCTGAAAGCCGTGCAGGAACGCATGGCCGTCGAACTGAAGAAGGCCACGAAATGAGCGCAGAAGCCGCCATCGTTCCGCTGCTCACCGGTCTGGTGTCGGGCCGCATCTATCCCGATGTGGCGCCGTCCGGTGCTGGCCTGCCGCGCATCGTCTATCAGCAGGTGGGTGGGCAGGCCACGAGCTATCTGGAAGGCGCGTTACCAGACAAAGAAAACGCCCGTATGCAGGTGGTGTGCTGGGCCGCGACGCGGCTGGCTGCGATCAACCTTGCCAAGCAGGTAGAGGCCGCGATTGTTGCTGCGCCAGCGTGCCAAGCGACACCTATCGGCGCAAGGATTTCAGGCTACGAACAGGACACGAATCTCTATTCGTCCATGCAGGACTTCAGCATTTGGACGAACAGATAACCAACTAGGCGCAAGCCAACCGAGCAAAGCCCCACCGTGAAACCGGGCGGGGCTTTTTTGTTGCCCAGCGCATGCAGGGCGATCCCCACAGGCTCGCTTCGGCGGGCCTTTTTTGTTTGCAGAAAGAAAGGCCCTCACCATGGCACAAGTACCAACCGGCACGCTGTTCAGCATCGCCACCACCTTCGGCAGCGCAATCACCGTGACTGCCATTTCCAACGCAACCGAAGCCGTTTGCACGGCCGGCGCTCACGGTCTGAGCACCGGCGATGTCGTGGAGATCACCAGCGGCTGGGGCCGCCTGAATCGCCGCGTGTTTGAGATCGAGGTGGTTGACGCTGGCAGCTTCAAGCTGCTGAAAGCCAACACCGCAAGCACGGCGCACTTCCCCCCCGGCACGGGCGGCGGTTCGGTGCGTGAAATCACCGCATGGCAGCAACTGTCGAAGGTGATGAACCCGCAGACCAGCGGCGGCGACCCCAAGACCGTGACTTACAAGTTCATCGAAAGCGACGTCGAGTATTCGATGAACGACGGCTTTACCGCCACCAGCATGACGCTGGAATTTGACGACGACGACACCACAGCAGGCTACACGGCGCTGCGCAACTTCACCGACACGCAATCGGACACGGTTCTGAAGATGCTGATGCGCTCTGGCGCTCGCGTGTACCTGCCATGCACGCTGGCGCTGAACGACGTTCCTCAGTTGCAGGACGGCCAGATCAACCGCATTCGCGGCCAGTTCAACGGCAACAACCGCCACTCGCGCTACAGCGCTTAACCCCACCCGGCGCAAGCCACCCCAGCACCGACACGCCCCCGTTCTTCCTTTCGCAGGGAAGGCGGGGGTGTGCACGGGCATTTTTATAACCCTGCGAAAGACCATCATGGCAAATTTTTCCCTCGTTCCAGAACCGACATTCAAAGCCAAAGTGGACATTCCAGTCCCCGGCAAAAAAGCGCAGAAGCTGGAGTTCACCTTCAAGTGGCGTGGCCTGGATGAGTTCCGCACATTCATGGACAGCCTGGGCAACTACGACGACGACACCGCAGTGGTGCTGGAAATCGTCACCGGCTGGGAACTGTCGGACGCCTACACCCAGGAGAACGTGGAAAAGCTGGTTAAGAACTACATCGGCTCGGCAGGCGCGATCCTGAATACCTACCTGCGCGAGAACGCAGCGGCCCGCCTGGGAAACTGAGGGAACTGGCGCAGGCCCTGCACGCAAAGCAGCCCACCGAGGCTGAGATGCAGGCGGCGGGGTTTGCGCCAGAAGACTACGCACACGAACAGGTAGAAATCTGGGAATGCAACCTGCAAGCATTCCAGTTTTTCCAGCGCATCGGCACCCGCTGGGTAGTGGGAGGCATGGGCGGCGTGACTGGCATCCGATGGGAAGCCGTCTATCCGCTCATGGATCGCTTGGGGCTTGATGCTCCGTCGTGGGACGCGCTGCTCGCTGATCTGGAAGTCATGGAGCAGGCGGCGCTGGTTGAGATCAACTGCAAAGCTGAGTAGCATGTGGCCTTCAACTCTGGAGGGCGCCATGCGCAAATCACTGAAAGTCTCACGCGGTGCCCAGCTTGCGGGCGCGCTATGTTTCATTGCTGCAATCGCATCCGGCGCGAATTGCGGGCTTGATGGCTCCGGCTTTGTAGGCGGCGCTGTGGCGCTCGGATTGCTGCTGATCGTAGGCGGCAAGGCTTACGAATGGCTATCCAAAGAGTAGCTGACTGACAGCACAAAACAACCAGCTTCGGCGGGTTTTCTTTTTCCAAGGCTCGCTTCGGCGGGCCTTTTTCGTTTCTGAGGCCCCATGGCAGATGACCTGAATACCGAGATCAAGATCGGCGCGGATGCGTCCGGTGTTGAAGCTGGCGTAGGCCGTGCCAAGCGCTCGCTGAAAAGCCTGGGCGACGCCGCGCAGCAGGCTGGAAAAGACGCTGGCGCTGGGATGGGCGCTATCGGCGCGGGCGGCGATAAGTCTGCAAAGGACGTCGAGCGCGCAACGCGCACGATGCAGAACAGCATTCAGAGGCTGATTGCAGAGCAGAAAGCAGGCGCCAAGGGAAGCCGCGAATACTGGGAAGCGCTGGCAAACACTCGCGGCGTGAACACTGCTGCGCTGCGCCCTCTGCTAGACCAATTGGACGCCGCAAAATCTGCGACCAACGCGGCGAAGGGCGCGGCGGAATCTTGGCGCGACAGCCTCGGCAAAATTGGCCCGATGGTTGCTGCTGCGTTCTCCGGCGCGGCGCTGGCCGGGTTCATCGGCAAAGTCGTGTCCGTACAGCGCGAATTCGACGTTCTCAATTCCAGCCTGAAAACCGTCACCGGCAGCAGCGCAGCCGCAGAGCGGGAAATGGCCTGGCTCAAGGACTTCGCCAAGGAAACCCCGTTCGGGCTGGCGCAGGCGACGCAGGGCTTTGTGAAGATGAAGGCGCTCGGGCTGGACCCGACACGCGCCGCGCTCACCAGCTTCGGCAATACCGCGTCTGCGATGGGCAAAGACCTGAACCAGATGATCGAAGCCGTGGCCGATGCTTCGACCGGCGAGTTTGAGCGCCTGAAAGAGTTTGGCATCAAGGCGAAGAAAGAGGGCGATCAAGTCTCCCTCACGTTCCAGGGCGTGACAACGACCATCGGGAACAGCGCACGCGAAATCACGCAGTACCTCGAAAACATCGGCAACACCTCGTTCGGTGGCGCGATGGAAGAGCGGGCGAAAACGCTAGACGGCACCATTGCCGCGCTGGGCGATACATGGGACGAACTGTTCCGTACCGTCAGCACCAACAATGTCGGCTCGCTCATCTTTGACAGCGTGACACTTGCCAATGGGGCGCTGGAAGACGCCACGACCATTCTGCGTGCGATGGGCGGCGCAGCACAGGACGCCAGCCGCGATACCGGGGCGCTGTCCACAATTCAAAACGGCATTGCAACGGTGTTTGAAACCGTTGCTGTGCTGGGCGCGAACCTGAAATTCGTCCTGGTTGGTATCGGCACAGAGATCGGCGGGCTGGCCGCGCAAGTTGCCCAGGCTGCGCAGTTCAACTTCGCCGGGGTGCGCGCCATCCGTGAACAGATGGTCGCCGATGCCGAAGCTGCCCGCAGGGAAATCGACGCCACCACCGAGCGCATCTTGAACGCCCGCAAGGCGCAGGAAGAATACGCCCGCTGGTCAACGCGCAACGCATCGGCAGCGACTGACCCGCGCCGCGTAGATTTGGGTGGACCTGCATCCAATGGCGGCGGCACCAACAAGCCAGGCAAGCCCAAGAAGGAAGAGCTTTCGGACTATGACAAGCTGATTCAGAAGCTGGGCCAGGAAATACCGAAGGCGGCGGCAGAGGCCGAAGCCGCGCAGATGGGCTACAACAAGGCTCAGACCGAGTTTCTGGCGCTGGCTGCAAGCCCAGCGTGGGCGAAGTTCACCAACGACCAGCGCGCCACTGTCGCAGCGCTGTTTGAGAACAAGATCGCCAGCGAGCAATCTGCAGAGGCCGCCAAAACCCTCGCCAAAGCCAACCTAGACGCCGCCGCATCCCGCGAAAAGTACATCGCGTCGCTCGCCACCGGCCTCGACAAAATCCAGGCCGACATTGCTGCGCAGATCGAGGCCACCGAGCGCATGGGCTTGAGCAAACAGGCCATTGCGGACCTCGACGCGGCGAAGCTGGAAATGCTGGCGACGGACTTGGAGCTGCAGGCCATCAAGGCGATGGACCGCAACCTTGACCAGCAGACCTACGATGCCCTCAAAAAGCAGGCCGCAGCGTACCGTGAGCTGGGCATTGCGAAGAAGGGCGGCGCAGCCAAAGAAGCCGCGCTCGAAATGGAAAAGGCCAATGCCGAAGCCGCGAAGAAGGCGCAGGAAGATTGGGAGCGGGCATCTGAGCAGATCAACAACACGTTGACCGATGCACTGATGCGCGGCTTCGAGTCCGGTAAAGACTTCGCCAAGAACCTGCGCGACACCGTGGTGAACATGTTCAAAACCATGGTGCTGCGGCCCGTCATCAGTGCCATCGTCAACCCGGTGGCGGGCGCGATCACTGGTGCGCTGGGCTTGTCCACTGCTGCGCAGGCTGGGCAGGGCGGGGTCAGCAGTGGCGTTTCCACGGCGCTCAGCGGCGCATCGCTGCTGGGCAGCGTGGGCGGGTCGCTGGCGGCTGGTGCTGGCTGGCTGACCGGCGCGACAACCCTGGGCGGGTCGCTCTCTGCGGGCATGTCGCTGCTGGGCACTGGCTCGCTCGCCGGTGCGGGTGCGGGGCTTGGAATGCTCGCCGGAGCCCTCGGCCCCATCGCCCTGGGCGTCGGCCTGCTCTCGTCCGCGTTTTCGCGCAAGCTCAAAGACCAGGGCATTCAGGGCACGCTGGGCGGCGAGGCGGGGTTCGAGGGGCAGCAGTACCGCTTCTACAAGGGCGGCCTGTTCCGCTCTGACAAGACCACCTATTCGGCCATCGATCCCGAGCTGGCGCGCATGCTGGCTGGTGGCTTCTCGGCTGTGCAGGATCAGGTGACAGACTTTGCCGAGGCCCTCTCGCTGCCCACAGACCGGATCAAGGGGTTCACCACCGACATCAAAGTCAGCTTCAAGGGGCTGGACGAGGCGGGCATCCAAAAGGCCCTGCAGGACGCCCTGGCCACCGGCTCCAACGAGCTTGCGCAGCAGGTGCTGGGCACGCTGACCACCACCACGCGCGAAGTCACCGAGACGCTCGCGAGCGGCATGGACGACGGCACGATGCAGACCGTCACCCGCACGATCGAGGAGACCACCTACGCGGCGAGCGAATTCGCGCGCGACGGCGAAAAAGCCATCGACACCCTCACGCGCCTGGCAACCAGCGTCACCACCGTCAACACCATCTGGGAAAACCTCGGCTTCACCCTGTACGACGCCAGCCTGCGAGGTGCAGACGCTGCGAGCAAGATGGCCGATGCCTTCGGCGGGCTGGAAAACCTCGCCGCCGTCACGGGCGTGTACTACGAGAACTTCTACAGCGACGCAGAAAAGACCGCGAACATCACCCGCGACATTACAAAAGCGCTGGCCGGTGTGGGGCTGGAACTGCCCAAGACGCGCCAGGAGTTCCGCTCGCTGGTAGAGGCGCAGATGGCGCTGGGCGAATCCGGCACCACCGCCGTGAAAACGCTGCTGGAAGTGTCCGGCGCCTTCGCCAGCATCACCGAAGCCGCTGGGCGGGCCGTAGATGCTGCATCCCTTGAGCGCAAAGACCGCCTTGCCGCCCAGCGCGCACAAGAAAAGGCGCAGGCCGAAGCGCTGCAAAAGCAGATTAAGGACTATGCAGACGGCGCGGAGCAATTCAATGTCCTGCGCGACAGCCTGCTGAAAGCTGGTGACGCCGCTGGCCTGCTGGCTGCTGTGACCGAGCGCGCCTTTGCTGATCCGAGCGGGCGCTACATGAACGGCAGGTATGAACTACCGCGCTGGGAAGAAGGCACCACAGCAGCAGGCTACAACTACCAGTACGGAATGATGCAGCGGCGCTTGATTGGGCAAGCCATCAACGATGCCAGTTTTAATGCGCTGCGCATTCAAAACGTTTCTGGGCTTTTGGGGGAGCTGTTCCAGAGGGCGGCCCCAAATGAATACGACACGGTCTCAGGGCCCATTAGACAAGCCATCCAGCAGGCTATCGTGGGCGCTTCTGGCGACATGAGCAATGCAGTTCGTGATGCCGTCAGCGGTGCAGCTCTTTATGTGGCAACGTCTGGGACAGGCTTCTCTAGCAATGAGCCGGGGCTGGCAGCGATACGTAATGCGCGGGCGGCAGCGTCCTCTGCTAGCTTATACAGCAGGGATAGTGAAACTGGTCTGTATCGCATCGGCGGCGGTGCTGTTGCCTACGGCCAGGCGCTTGATAACCTAAAAGGCACCCTCAGTACCGGGAAGATCACTACCGATCAATTCACGCGCGCCGTTGAGGCGTTGAACGAGGCGCTGCCAGGGGCGGCTGATTCTCTCGGCACCTTCGCAGATTTAGTTGCCGTGCAGCAAGGCGCCAATTACGGGATTGGTCTGGCGGGGCTTGAAAGCATCAAGTTCTACTTCAAGTCGCTGATTTCGTTGTCAGATGACTTTACCAAAGCTGCTGAAGTAGCTGCTGAGCCCATCGCAAAAGCGACCGAGGTCATTAACCGACTCGGAAGCGTTCAGCATGTGTTTTCAGAGTCCACAAGGGCTGCACTCGATGGGTTTAAGGGCGCAGGCGCTTACGGCCGCGCCACGCTTGATGACCCCGAGACGGCTGATTCCATCAGCAGGGCAAACGCCATTGCAGAAGCGGCAGGGATAGCGGCCAGCGTTTTGACGACAGCCGACGCTGCGGCGGCTGCAGTCAAGCTGGCAAAAAGTCCCGCCTTTGCTGAGCTGGACGCGGCGGGTATTCGGGACGCATCGCTATTGCTCGATGGAATTTCACAGTACAACGCCCAAGGGTTTGAGGTGGCATTCACCCGCATCAGCGCAGCGCTGGCGAAGGGCAGTGTGACTGATGCGCAGTACAAGGCCCTGTTCGATGTGGCGCTTGATGTGTTCAAGGGCGTGCCGGAGGAAACGCGCACGCTGATCGACAGCATGACGCGCCTGCGCGACGCCATGAGCGGCTTTGCCGACGGGTTGTTGATTGACGAACAGCGCACCACGCTGAGCGCAGACGCCACTTTGGCAGAAATGCAGCGCCAGTACGCGCAGGCTTTTGCAGGCGCGGCCACGGGCGACAACGAGGCCATCGGCAAATATCAGCAATTGGCAAACACGCTGCTGGACAAAGACCTCTACAGCACCCAGGCCGAGTACAATGCGGTTTTCGGTAGCGTGTACGGCGATGCGCGCCAGCTGGAGGCCATCGGCGTCAACACCCTTGCAAACGCCCAGGGCGATGCGATGGTGGCCGAACTCAAGGACATGAACGCCAAGCTCAACAAGCGCGTGGAAGACCTGGAGAAAAACCTCATGGCGGCCCTTGCACAGATCGCCAAGAACACGTCGGACACCAGCCGAGGTATTGAGCAGCAGATCGTGATGGCGGAGGACACCCCATGAACATCGTTCGCCCCATCGCCGTCACCCCGAGCATGGTGACAACCAACGCGGCAAACGCCCATGCAGACTACGCAGCAGGCACCACCTACGCCAGCGGCGCGCAAGTCACCTACAACCTGCGCACATGGCTGAGCTTGCAGGACAGCAACACCGGGCACACCCCCGGCGCGCCCGGATCAGAGGCGTGGTGGAGCGACGCTGGCCCGTCCAACAAATGGGCAATGTTTGATGGCGAAGTCGGCACCGTCACCACGCGAGCCGACAGCTTGGACGTGACCATCACTCCCATCGGCACGCCCACCGTGGCCTTGCTGAACGTGCGCGCCAAAACGGCGCAGTGTGTATCCACACACGGCGTCACTGAGGTTTACAACAAGACCAAAAGCCTGTGGGACACCAGCCTCATCACGGACTGGGCCAGCTACTTCTTCAGCGAGCCGGAATTTCGGACCGAAGCAATCTTTGACGGTCTGCCGAGCGTGCCTGGCCAAAGCGTCACGCTCACCCTGTCCGCGCCTGGCGCCACGGTGCAGTGCGGCATGTGCGTTCCCGGTTTGCCGTTTGATGCTGGTGGCGAACTGCTTGGCCTCAAGCGATCCGGCACGGACTACAGCACCGTCACGTTCGACACCTTCGGGGCGGCAACGATCAAGCGGCGCGGCTACGCCCGCAGGGTCAGCACTCAAACCGTGCTCGACAACCGCGCCTTTGATCGCGTCGCACGCCGCCTCGATCAGATCGCCAGCGTGCCGGTGCTGGTGCTTTCCGGTCAGCCGCGCTTCGACGCCACCGTCGTCTATGGCCTGGTCAGCTACTCGCTTGACCTGGCTCTGTATTCCTACTCCTACGCATCCATTGAAGTGAAAGGGCTCATCTGATGGCCATCCCAACCCCACCGGCGGCGCCGAACCCGCTGGGCACCAACTTTGCAGCCGAGGCGCTGGCGTTCACGCAATGGATGCAGACTGCAGCGCCCGAATTCAACACTGCGGTGAACGATGCCAACGCGGCTGTCGGGGATGCAGAGCAAGCGGTACTTGACGCGGCTGCGCAGGTCGGGCTGGCGACCACACAAGCAGGCAACGCCAGCACCAGCGCCACCACGGCCAGCGGCCACGCCACGGCGGCAGACAACGCCCGCGCAGCCGCCGTGCTTGCGAAAGATGCAGCAGAAGATGCGCGTGATCTGTCGCAGACGTATGCAGCGCTGGCTGGCGCATCGGCGGGACTGCCTGCTCTGGCCGGTCAGGCGTTCAAAAACCTGCGCGTCAAAAGCGACGAAACGGGGGTGGAGTGGACTGCAGACGCAGCGCCGGGCAGCATGGCCCGCGCTGCAAAAACCGGCGCCTACACGCTGGCGGTGGCCGACAAGGGCGCGCTCATCGACTGCTCAGGCACTTGGACGCTGGGCCTTACTGCAGCCGCAACGCTCGGTGCCGGCTGGTGGTGCTACGTGCGCAACGTGGGCACCGGCACGATCACCGCAGACCCGAACGCATCGGAGCTGATCGACGGGGTTACAAGCGGTGCTATTCGACCGGGCATGACGCTGCTGATCCAGTGCGACGGCACAGCGTTCCATTGCGTGCGCGTGGGGCCGCATGTTGCCATGGAGGTGCTTACCAGCGGTACGTCGTGGACTTGTCCGCTAGGCGTGCGTACTGCGAAGTTCTGGCTCACAAACGGCGGCGCACCAGGGGGCGGTGGGAACGGTTCGCTCTCTGGCGCGGGTGGTGCGGGGGGATCAACGGCTGTGTTTGTCGCGGCCACCACGCCTGCGACTGCATACACATACGCCATCGGTGCTGCTGCGGGGACTACTCAGATCACAATCAACGGCACAACATACACAGGCACCAACGCGGGTGGCTCCGGGATAGTGATAGCGAGTCCCGCTTACACATCCGGCCTCAGCTGGTCCGGCTCCCCGCAGCCCGGTGCCGCACCAATCACCGGTTTTGGTCGAGGGGGGTCTAGCGATGCCGCATCAGGCAGTCCAGGCCAGCCGGGCGGCATCATTCTGGAGTATTGAGCATGACAACACACATCATCATCGGAGGTGTTGTTGTCAACACCATCATCGCCACAACAGTTGAGGCCCAGGCCGCATACCCAGACGCGATCTGCATCCCCGCTGAGACAGGCGCCATCGGCTGGCTGTGGGACGGCGAGACACTGACGCCACCGCCGCCCGGCCCACTGGCAGAGCGACAGGTCGCAGCGTGGGGGCGCATCAAGCAGGAGCGCGACCGGCGCAAGTACCTCGGCGTGAAGGTGGGCGGGCACTGGTTCCACAGCGACGACCCTTCACGCATCCAGCAGCTTGCGCTGGCGATGATGGGTAACGCGATCCCTGCGGGCCTTATGTGGAAGACGCTTACCGCCACCCCGCCGCCAGTGTTTGTCGAAATGACCCCCGCACTGGCACAGGGCATCTTCACCGCGACAGCCGCCAGCGATGCGGCCATTTTTGCAGCGGCTGAGGTGCACCGGGTTGCGATGGAAGCCAGCGCAACACCGGAGAGCTATGACTGCTCGGCAGGGTGGCCTGCATCAATCGAGGATGCGCAATGAACTGGATGCTGCTCAAAGCCTATTTTGTCCAGTGCTTCATCGCATTCGACCAGCTTGTGAATGCGCTGATACCTCCACTTGACGGCACCATCAGCTACGCCGATGAAACTCTCTCCGCGCGCTGCTACCGCGCCCACCGGGACGGGAAGATTCTGGGCCGGATGTTCATGCCGGTGATTGACCTGCTTTTTTTCTGGCAGGGCCAGAACCACTGCCGCAACGCCTACATCAAGGAGTTCGAGCGCAAGAACCATCCGGAGGAATACCGGACTGGGGTGCCTATTTTCGAGCGGAGGGCGCCATGACAGAACCAACAACAATCCGCAGAGCGGATGACAAAAATATGCAGGTTCTCGCAACCAAAATCGAGGGCCTGGCTCAGGACATGAGTGAGATGAAGCACGGCATAGCCAAAATGGCCGATGCGCTCACAAAGCTGGCGATTGTGGAAGAGCGGCAAACGCAAACCATCCTCGCGCA